CCGCCTGCCGCAGCTTCACGCCGTGGCGCCGGGCCTCGGCCACCGCCTCTGTCCAGCTTCCGTACCGCTTTACAAGCTCCGCCTTGGCTTTGCCGTTCTTGTCCACCGTGTAGGTCAGGCTGTGCAGGTCGGGGTACTCATCCCAGAGTTCCGTGTTCCGGTAGGTGGCCTCGTCCAGCACCTCGCCCGCCAGCGTCTCGGCCAGTCCCTGTGCCTTGGCCATGTCCGCTCCCTCCGAGCGCAGATACTCCACCAGCGCCCGCGTCTCGTTTGCCAGCTTTGCCCGGTCGGCCCTGCTTCCGTTGGTCTTCGTCCATCGGATGGCGAGGCTCTCGAGGGCAGCGTCCGAGAGCCGGGTGTTCTTCGTCAGGCCGAAGAACTGGTTCAGGGTGTCAAAGGCCGCTGCCTTCTCCGCCAGTACCCGGCTGGCCTGCCGCTGCTGGTTCTGCTTTGCCTCCCGGTCGGCCTGTTCAGCTCGCTGAAACCGCACCGTTTTCTTCACGGGCTCGTCGGTTCTCTTGCTTTCGCCGGAGGGTTGTGCTATACTATTTTTAGAAAGTGGCTTAGGGGCTTCACCGCCCTGCTCGGTTTTGAGTACCGAGGTAAGGCCGCTTTCCTGATAAATAGAACCCTTCGGCAATCTACTCCTTGAATCTTCGGATTCTACGTGGGTACCACCGGAGGCTTCTATTTCTGTAAACGGCACACCTTCCATCTTGACGTTTTGCCCATGATAGGATATACTACCCATAGAACCATAGCGTTGCAGTTCGCTAGGCATTTGGAAGCCTAGTGTCCTAAGTAACGCTGTGGTTCTCTTTTTGTTTTCAGAGGTATACAGCACTTCGCTGTTCCTCACAAATCTCACAGGGTCGTTATCCTTGGTATAAGCACTGGTTGCTTTCTGCATATCCTGGATCACGATTCGGTTTTCTACTGGCTGAAGATCCAGCACGCACAGTACGGGTCTGCCATCCTGCGCTTTCACGCTTCCAAACAAAACCAGTCTGGTATTCTGTGAACCGGCACGTCCTTTATTCCGGCTGGAAAGCACCAGAATGGGGTCATCCAAAATTTCCGGGATGCGCTTGATCTCGTTCAACGTCATTTCCGGGTGTTGTTCCAGGATCAGGCTGATTTTATCGCCTTTCATGTAGATGTCATTTTCTCGTGCGCCCAGTCCCTGCAAGGCTTCCGCCGTGCTTCCCAGTACAAAGATTTCCCGGCTGTTTCGTCCGTCACGGTTCCACTCGTCAATGTCCTGTGCATAGCTCGGGTTAATGGAATATCTCACGCCCCGTCCTTCCGCCGCACTCTCATTCTTGAGGGCTGCGGCGTTTTCTTTTGCACTGCGCAGGTTGTCCATGGCCTTTTCTGCGTGGGCGAAATACTCGTCCTGCAAAGTGCGCTTCTCGGCCTCGGCCAGACGCTTCGCCTTCAGGGCAGCACGGTTGTCCGGGTCTGCGGTCAGCACTTCCTTTGCCCGGTTGATGAGCCCATCCAGCATCTGCCGCACCTGCTCCATCACCTTGTGGATGGCGCCGCTCTTGCCTGCGTTCTTCTCTGCCTGCCCGCGCTGGAACGTCACCCAGCGCCTGAAGCTCTCCTCGCTGTCAAAGATACCCCGCCATGCGTCGGCCACCAGCTCCTCCGCTGCCTGCTCATAGGTCAGGCTCTGGGCGCTGTAATCCCGCAGTTTCGCCCGGATCATCTCGTCCAGGCTTTCGTAGCCACTGCTCTTCGCCAGATATTCCAGCGCGTGCTCCTGCAAAGTCCTTGCGCCCTCGGTGTCCAGCGCGTTGTACCAGTGGTAGTCCTCGTGCAGCACCGTGCCGAAGATGTCCTGCGCACTGTCGCCGAAGAAGATCCGGGCCGTCTCGGTGTCCACATAGGCCCTGATGTTCCGGTCGTTCTGCAGCACATCCCTCAGCACAGCATCCGTGCCGGTGGCCGCGGCGTTGATCTGGCTGGCCGGGTCGCTCTCCTGCCGCATCGTACCCTTGGCGTATACCTCGCCCCTGCCGCTGGTGCTCTCGCTGCCAAGTGTGCCGCCCAGGCCGGTCATCTTTTCGGCGTAGAGCATCCGTTCGCCCTTGCCCTGGGTGTAGGCGATCTCAAGGGCCGTCCGGCCGGCGTCAGTGCTCAGGATGTAGTTGATGTCTGCCGCCGTGCCGCTCATGCTGCCCGCCAGCTCCAATGCCTGCGCAAAGGTGTCCGCGCCGCTCCGGCCCAGCCGGTACAGCGGCGACGCTGCGGCCGCGTACCGGTCGGCGTCCACCCTGTCCGGCATATTTTTGCTGATGGTCTCGGCTGCCTTGTCCGTCACCCGCCAGCCTTCCAGCGCCCGCTGCACCTCGGCCTCTCGCTGAGTCTTCGGCGCTTCCGGCCGGAGACCCAGAGTCTCCCGCAGCGGGGCGTTCTCGTAGCCGTCGGTTTCACCTACAGCGGCAGTCGCTTTACGCACGTTGTCCGGCGCAGCCGTTTCCGGCATGGCATCGGCGGTTTCTGCGGGAGCACTCTGTACTGTCTGCGGCACACTCGCAGCTTCGCTGGGCAGCTCTGCACTCTGTACAGCAGGCGCAGCTTCGCTTTTCACGTTCTGCTGCGCTGCAATATCCCGCAGCATTCGGCGGGTCGCGCCCGCAGTGTCGGGCAGCGTCACGCCGTAAGCCTGCTCAAAGGCCGCACGGTTTTCCCGGTTCTCGGCGTTCGGCGTAAACAGTCCGATGGTCTTTCCCGTCAGGCTGTCGCTCGCCGCCACTTCGGCAAACTGCCGCACCGCCGGGTTTTCCGACTGCGCAGCAGCCTCGTTTACGCTGCTGTTTACTCCTTCCGTCTGCGCCTGCGGCGCATCCGCCCGCTGCATACTTTCAGTGGAGTTTCCTTTAAGAAAGGCTCCCCTGATAGGGGAGCTCCGTTCTCGCACGGCGTCAGCCGACGGGAACGGTGAGAGGTTTTCTTCCTGCCCGCTGATGTTTTCAGTGGCCGCAGGCGAAGCCGGCTGAGAGGGCTCCGCCGTCCGGGCCTCCCACTCCTTCTGCTGGGCAGCGGCCCGCTTCATCCGGTCGTAACGCTCCGCCTCCCTGTCCAGCGCTTCGCTCATGCCGCGCAGCCTCGTGCCGATCGCGCCGCCCAGCGCGCCGGATGCACCGCCGGAAAGCCCGCTTTCCAGTGCGGTGAGGAAGGTGTCTTTGGTAAACAGGTTCTTCGCCGCCTCGCTGTCCCCCAGCGCAGCGTCGATGGCCATGTCCGCATAGGTCTCCGCGAATGCCTGCATCGAGTTGTCAATGCCGCCCGAGATGGCTGCAGCCACCGCCGGGTAGCGCTTCGCCAGCTCCGAGCTGCCCGCCAGTCCCTGCACCCAGTCCGCGATCTGCCCGGCCATCGTGTCCTTGGCGTAGTCCGAGCCCATGGTCTTTGCAAGGTCGGCTGCGCCCACCGAGTTGATGGCCCACCCTGCGCCAAACTTGGCGAGGCCGCCGCCCAGTGCTTTGCCTGCGCTTTCGCCTTTTTCTGCGCTCTGGCCCATGGCCTCCGCCGCGCCCTGAGCGCTCAGCATAGGCAGGATCCACGCAACGCCATCGCCGCCTGCTGCAATGGCCAGATTCTCCGCTGCGCTGGTCACGGCCCCCGCCACGGCCCGCTGGGCCGGGCTCAGGCCGCTCTGGGCCGCAGCCGTCAGCTGCTGCCCGCGGTCGTAGAGCTGGTAGCCCACGCTCTGGTTCTTGTCGATGCCGTCGCTCACTTCCAGCCCGGCCAGCTTCTGGCGCATCTCCCGGATCTCCTTGGAGTTGTACCCCATCGAGATGAGCTCCCGGTTCCGGCTCTCCGGCCAGGTGAGGTTATAGTCCATGTCTACGTCGGTCAAAAGGTCAAACAGGCTCTGGGCGTGTTCGTCGCCCTTTACCTCCTGCTCCACCTGTTTCCAGTTCTTCAGGGTGGCGTCAATGTTCTTTTCCGCCTGCACGCCGTACTCCGCGCCCAGCACCGGGGCAGCTGCCACCGTGTCTCCGATGCCGCCGATGGCGTTCGCCGCCCGGCGCACGCCCCGCTGCCATGCGGGGATGGCGTCCAGCGCAGCGTTCATCTTCCGGGCCTCGTCGATCTGCTCCTGCGTCCAGCCGCCCTTTTGGATAAGGTCGGCGTCCGTGTACGCGCCGTGGGTGTTGTCCACCCGGCGCACCGCGTCGGCCAGATTCTTGTTGTCCCCGGTGTCCATCCACTGGTTGATCCGGTCGAACTCGTCCGGTACGCTGTCCTTGGCAAAGCTGGCTCTCAGCTCCTGCGCCCGGCCGGTGCCGTAGGCCATGGCCCCGCTGCCCACGTTCTCCAGCACGTTCCCGCTCTTCGCAGGTACGCCCCACTTCCGCCCCATGTCCAGCGCCCGGGCTGCTGCTTCCGGCATCTGCCGCGCAGGGCCGCTGCCGCTGTCCTCTGTAGCAGCGCCCGCCATTTTACGCCCCACAGAGCTTCCAGCGTCCAGCGGAAACTTGCCCGACACGCCAGTGGCGCTTTGCGCCCGGGTTGCGGCTCCCAGCGTCTGCTTCGCTGTCGCTTGCATCCTGCTGGCCGCTGCCCCAACAGCTCCTCCCTGTTTCGGCCACTGGCCGCGGTCGTCGCCGTTGCCCCCTCTTGGGGAGCTGGCGCGCAGCGCCTGAGAGGGCTCGTTCCTTGCATCCACCTCCCCCATGTCGCTTATGTGCCGCTCGGTGTACTGCTGTAAGGCTTTGGCCCGGGCGTTCTGCTCCTGTTCTGCCTGACGTTGTGCTTCCTTTTTGTCAAACTCCCGGCTCCACTGGCTCAACTGCTCCTTGGTGACGCTGCTCTTCTTTGTGGTGGTGTTCTGCGCAGTGCTGCCCGCCCCACTCACCTTGTCCGGGTTCTTTGCGGCAAATTCCCTGCTCCACTGTGCGAGCTGCTGTTTGGTTACTGCCATTTGTTTGTCCTTTCTGTCTTACCCTGCCAGTTCAAAGGCTTTCCAGATTTCGTCGTCCGTGTATCCCTGATACTTCAGGCTGTCAAAAATAGTCTGGTCATCTGAGCCGTGGTTTCTCTGGCCCTTGATGGCGTTCGCCGCCACCTGCGCCCGCTGCGGGACACTCGACTGGCTTGCCGTTCTCCCGGTGCTCTGGCTCTGTCTGTTACTTGTCCCAGTACCCCACTTGTTTGCCGGGTCTCCTTTCCAGCTCTGCCCCGTCAGACCTCGGTTCGTCTCCAACAGGTTCGGGGTGTCGTCCTTTATCCAGCCCGCATCCGTCAGCGTCCGCTTGTAGTGATCATATCGCGGGTCACTCGCTTTCATTGTGACAAACTCCTTCGACATACTCAGCAGCTGGGCATAGGTCGGGCTGCTCCCACTACTTTTCGTTCTGCTGCTCCTTCTGCCCGAAGAGCTGCCCGAGCCGCCTGCGCTCTTTGTTGCCAGCGTCGTTGCAAGCTGCCGTCCTGCGATCGTCCTGTAATTTCCCACAGAGTTCGGATCCAGGCCGTACAGTTCCAGCACCGCCCGTGCAGCCTCGTCGCTGCCGCCGCCTGCCAGCCCGGCTGCGGTCGTGAGCGCACCCGCCTTGTCTGCGCGGGTGATGGGTGCGCCGCTGTAATTGTCGAAGATTCCAGTGTCCAGACCATACCGGCCCAGCACGGCGTTCGCGGCATCGCCCGCCCCCTGCTGGTACAGGTTGAACGCCTGCTCGTAGGCATTCAGTGCATCGCTCTGGCCGGTGCGCTCTTTGTTGTACTCCCACTGTTCCCGGGCAAATTCGTTCTCCCACTGCTGCTGGGTGTAGCCCTTGTAGGTGTCGTAGGCCGTCAGCCCGGCTTTGCCCACGTTCTTGGCCATCTCCCACAGGTTCGAGAGGAAATCGCTTTTCTCCTGCGCTGCCTGATCTGCCCGGCTCTTCTTGTAGTCCCGCCAGTCCTGTGCATTGGCCACGGCTCCCTGATGCTCCGCCGCCTCGAGGCTGTCCTGATTCTGCAGCGCACTCAGCAGCCCCGAGAGGCCGTTCTGCTTCAGCTGGTACAGAGTCAGGGCCTTGTCCCGCAGCCCGGCCAGCCCGCTGTCCACGTTGGCCATGGCCTGCTGGTAGCCCTGCTGGGCCACACTGTTTGCGTAGCTTGAGCCGTACCCGCCGCTCAGCGCGGCAGCGCCCGCAGCGGCGTTCTCAGCCGCCGCCCTGGCATTCGCCTGCGCGCCCGCGCGGTACTGCCGGTAGAGTTCGCTGTCCGTGCCTACGTCATAGCCTGCATTGCTGGCTGCGCCCATGCTGTCCAGCGCCTCATTGATCCGGTCGGTATAGTTACTCTGGTATGCCCCCGGCATCGCGTTCTCCGCGTCCTTCTGCGCCGCCTGCGCGTCCTTGTATCTCTTGAATACGCCCATCTTTAACTCCTCTCTTGACAAATACGTAAAATACGTATATATTATAATTACAGATTCGGAGGTGCATCTTCATGCCAATGACCCCCAAAGAGATCGTTCGCCTGCTCGAACAGAACGGTTTCGTGTTCGTCAGCTCCAACGGTTCTCATCGCAAATACCACAACCCCACCACCGGCAAGACCACTATCGTCCCTTTCCACGCCAAAGACCTCAAACCCGGCACAGAGAAAAATATCCTCAAACTGGCCGGTCTGAAGAAATAAGGAGGCATTTCTATGAACGCTGTTTTCTATCCCGCGGTGTTCCACCCCGAAGAAACGGGTTATTCTGTCACCGTCCCCGACATCGAGGGCTGCTTTACGCAGGGCGATACGATGGATGAGGCTGTGCGGATGGCACAGGATGCCATCGGCCTGATGCTGGAAGAGTGCGCTGTCTGCCCCACTCCTTCCGTTCCTTCCTCTCTTCCGGTGGAGGCCGGAGACTTTGTGGTCATGGTCCCCTTTGATATGGCTGCTTACCAAAAGCAGTTCCGCCCTGTTAAAAAGACCCTCTCCGTCCCCGCTTGGCTCAATGATGCAGCCGAGGCCGCACACATCAACTTCTCCGGCGTTCTTCAGGACGCCTTGAAGGAAAAGCTCCATCTTGCATAAATCCCTAAGCGCTCAGCCCTTTCCGGGCAGGGCGTTTTTCTTACAGGAAAAGAAGGGGCAGCAGGGTCGCTCCCACGCTCACTACAGTGTTCCAAAATCCCGAGCGCCGGTTCTTCTTTGCCTGTGCCTCGCTGGCCGCCTGATTGTACACGCTCTGATAGTAGTTGCGCTGGTTCTCCCAGTTCTGATAGTTGGTCTGGTACTTCTCGTAGTCCTGCGCCTCGGCTTGCTGGTATCCGCTCAGCTGGCTCTGCAGGTCGCTCTTTTTCTGGGTGTACTGGTTCAGTGCCTGGCTGTACAGTCCGTTCGTAGCATTGCTCAAGCCCGCCATGGCATTCTGGTAGGCGCTCTGGCCTGCCTGTGTGCCATAGCTCGAGCCGTACCCGCCCGAGATGGCGCTGGCGTTGGCCTGCGCGTTCTCGTTGGCCAGCTTTGCCTGTCGGGTGTAGCTGTTCTTGTACTGCTCGTAGGCCGCATCCCGGGTGGGGTCATAGCTGAAATCCTTCATCCCGTCCAGCTGACCCATCACGCCATCTATCCTGTCTTTGTATTTGCTGGTGTAGTCTTCCGGCTTCTTCGCCTCCCACTCCTCCAGCTGCGCTCTTGCGTTGCTCAAATTACTCATTTCAGCTTCTCCTGTAAGTCCCCCGAGAGATTCTCGGTGTCAATGTTGCTCAAAATATATTCCAGCTGCTCCTGCATCTGGTACAGATAATTCCTCAGCTCCCGGGCGCTGTCCGCGTCCAGCCTTTCCAGCCTCGGCATCGAGATCTTCGAAAGTCCCACGATACTAGCCACGTCTCGGTACACCTCCGTTCACTCTTCCACCCTCGCTGCTGCTCAGCGTCATGGCGATGCTCCTCACTGCGATCTGCCCTTTTCCGGTCAGGCGCAGCCGCATGGTGTCGTGACGGGTCGGGACGAAGGGCAGGTTCACTCTCACACGCTTCCCTGCGGTGTCAACCCGGCCCATCTCCTGCCACTCGCCGCCGTCGAAGCTGGCCCAGAGCGTCACCACGGTCCGCTCCATCGCGTCCAGCCGCACCGTCACCCGGCTGCAATACTTGTCGTCCGGGCTCCCGAGTCCGATGTCACCGGTCACAGCCTCGTATTCCACCGTGTCCTCTTCGCCGCTGGCCTCCCGGCTTCCGTCTGCGGCCCAGATGGCCTCTTTGTCCCAGAGATAGAGCTGTCGCCCGGTGCTGCACATGGCCCAGCCGGTGGCGTCTTCCTCGTGCCAAAGCCCTTTCTCAGTGTCGTATACCAGCAGCCGCTGCCCGCCGGAGCTTTCGGTGTGCAGATAGTACCGGCCCACCAGCCCGCCGGCGGCGGCTCTCGTCACATGGCTGAGGCGTTCTTCGTCCAGCGAGGCCGACACCTTGGTGGGCAGACTGCCGTCCCACGCCATGACGCCGTCCATCGAGAGGTAGTACAGCGTCT